TCATTCATTTGGTAAGCAATCCTCTGAGCATGGCTTTTGCTGCCGCCTGCTCTGCGTCAGACAATGCCTTTCCTTCATCACTGACTGGCTGCGGCGCTGCGCTCTTTTTGCCGAACGGATCGTCAGATGCATCGCGGCGCGCCAGCGCACCCAGGCTGAAATTCTGCTGCTGCAGATACAGCTCATCACCGCCCGTCACCGGCGGCAGGTTTTCACTGCGCCGCGCCTCATTCGGCGTGAGGATAGTGTTTTTGACGCCTTCACCCAGCGTTTTGATACGGCGTTCGCTGTCCATACGCAGCAGCGCGCTGACGTCAAACTCGGTACCGGCATCGTCTTCCAGTTCGAACGCCTCATCGAGAAGCAGCTCGATCGACTCAATCAGCGTCTGGAGACACTGCGAATAATACTGCTGCTCCAGCGCCTCGATGTTGTCGTAGGAAGGTAGATCACCGACACCGGCCTTATAGGCCGGGACGTGAAACGTTGAGCAGACAATTTTTTCTGACATCTGCAACTGCTCAACGACCTTCGCATCGTCAGCAGACATAGAAATGGGACTGTATTTTGCGCCGTTGCTCAGCAGCCCCGTTTTGCCCGCATTTTCGCCTGTATAGCCCGTGTCCCAGTTCGCTTTCAGTTTCCGGGCATTTTCATCAGTGATGTTACCGGGCACTTCAATGACCCCGCTCGGCTTACTGCCGTTGCGGAAAAAGTGTGCTGAGTTTTCCTGAATATGGTGGCCCTGCATCGCAGCCAGGCCAGCCGCATAAATCGGTGAGAGCCCGATTAGCGGATGAAACAGGCAGTTGAAGCGATCGTGGATCACCTCGCGGGCGGGGACCGTTACAGAAGCATCGACGCCCGTCATGTTGTCGGGGTTAATCTGGTAGAAAACAGACCCGTCATCCGCCACCAGCGGCGTCACTTTGTTCCAGTCCAGGATGCGCAGTTCGGTTATATCCCCACGAGTATTCCGGATCTTCAGGACAACCGTGTTCCCGTGGCAAAGCTTCGAGTTGAGCCAGCACTCGAAAAACTGCATCCGGTTCTGAAACGCATTCGGGCGTCTGTAAATCCTCGCGGGTGTGCCGTTATTGTTTTCTTTCCAGATGCCGTTCGAGTCCCGACGCATCAGCCGCAGGGGCATCTTTGAGATATCGCTCGCGATCAGCGATATGCAGGAAAACACAGCGTGAAAGGAAAGCACTGTTGTCGGGTTGATTTCCAGATTACGCTGCCAGGCACCCGAAAAAGGCTCACTGATAAGGGACATCCAGCCGCCGCGACTTGCTGGCTGCTGAAGTGCTTTTTCTCTTCTCCGGAAAGGATTCCACATCAGCCATTCCCCGTATTATTTTTCTTTTTCCTGCCACCCGCGCGCTTTGTGCCGGTGTACTCAGCCATGCCCAGCAGCACCAGCACCCTTGCACATGCATCGTCCACGGTCTTTTCGTCACCGGGTCGCGAGTCGTGTGTGCGTTGCAGATACCTGATTTTTGCCATGCAATATGGCGGGGTTTCCCCCGCCCTCCTGAGTGGATTAGCTGCCCTGGCCGGTACCGTAGTTCACACCGGAAATGACAGCCACCGCAGCGGTACGGCGACGCTTCCAGTTGATCCAGCGCTCTGCACGGATGGCCACGCTGTTGGTCTGCCACATCGAGACCAGTTCAACACCTGTTGGCGTTACGCTGTCATGGGTCGGGGCAGATTCCATTTCCAGCGAGGCTTCGCTCGACATATCGACTGCCACCCCGCCTTCATCTGCCAGGTAAACATCGGGTGCGTTCACCAGCACCAGCTGATTGCCGACGTACTGGGAGACGATCGCCGGCAGCCCCTCGAAAACGCCGCCGAACATATTCATTTCCGGATATTCTTTCTGCCCCAGCGCATTCTTACGTTTGGACAGCGCAAGAGCTGTTGAGCTGGACATCAGCCATACCGCACCGGTTGGCTGAAGGTTGGCGTTAATGAACACCTGAAACGCTGCAGTACTGTCATCATCCGGAATGCCGGTGCTGGGAATAGTCGGCGCGCCATTGGTGATAGAACCCGGCGAGACGCCGTTAACTTCACCTTTAGCGGGGTTGACAAAATCCGCATCAAGGCGGGCGATAACCGCTTCAGCCAGGGAGTTACGAACCAGTACGTCTGCCTTAGGGTTAGAAAAACGCAGAAGCTCTTCGGTCAGAACCGAAATTGCAGCAACTTTGGAGAAACCAAACGTGATGGTTTCGAAGTTGAAATTGGTCAGCGGTTTGGGCTTACCCTGTCCAACCCAGTCCGCAGAGCCACCAGAGGTCTGCACGGGCACACGAATGTTAAAAGGGACTTCGCGCAGCGACGGGATATTACCGGTACCGAATTTACCAATGATGGTCTGCGGTCGCAGGAACTCCACAAAGTCATTGGCAAAATCCTGATATTCAACCAGCGCGCCGGCCCACTGCGGATCGGTAGTTGTGCCTGCGCTGACAGCGGCCTTAAGAACGTGGTGAAGTTTGATATCTTCCGGATATTTGTTTTTGGCGATCTGCAGCGCTTCCGTTCGCGCGCCTTTGGCCGCTGCCAGAGCCTTGGTAAAGCGGGCAAAGGCGATACCTTTTTCCAGCTTCGGCTCAACACGAATGATACCCGGCGCGGTCACCGTACTGACATCACCGCCGGCGGCTTTGCTGACCGGCTTTGCTGTCTGGGCGATGCTGGATTCCATATCGCGCAGTCGCTTCAGGTGCGCATCGACGGATTTGATTTCGGAAGAAGTGTTGTCATAGGCCTCCTCTTCTTCAGCATCCAGCGTGCGTCCGTCTTCAGCGGCCTTCGTCATTACGTCAGAGAGAGACGCCGCCAGCGCCGCACGCTTCGCTTCAAAGCTTTTGATTTGTTCTGCGATATTCATCGAACTGTTTCCTTTTTTGGTATTGGTTTTGGGTGCTGTAGCGCCAGCGGGCTGGGTCGATTTGACTACCGGTTTCTCATTGCCGGACGCGGCGAGTAACTGGCGGTCATAAGACTTCACGGTATTGATGGAGCATTCGGCATTCGCCGGAATGGTCACGGCTGAAACTTCAAGAAGGTCCCAGGACAGAAAGCGGATCCCGCCCTCGTCCAGGAACGAATATTCAATGGGGCGGAAGCCGATGGAGAGCCCGCGCACCAGCCCGGCCTTAATGGATGCCCAGGCCTCATCGAGCCGGGCAACCAGCTGGGAAGGCATATCCGCAGTGGGCTTCACCAGTTTTGCGGTGATCTGCAGCCCTTCCTTCACCATTTTTGGGATACAGGTACCAATGGGCTGGGACCGGTCGTGCTGCCAGAGAAACGGTGTGTCGCTGCGAAACTTCGCGCCCTCCGGCTCCATAATGTCCCCGTCACGATCCGGCGATGGCGTGGAGGCGATGCCGGTAATGATCCGCTCATCCTCGTTTACCGCTTTCACCGTCATGAGGGTGCATGCGCGCTTAAGCGTCATTTTGCTGCCTCCTGAAACGAAAAAACCCGCCGGAGCGGGTTGTTGACTGACATAGCTGTCATATGAAATGCACCTGATAATCCTGCTTCTTCGCCTCAGGGTTCAGCGCCATAAGCGAAACGGCATTAAACAACGCCATGAGCGGGTCAATCTTGCCCTTGCCGCTGGCCTGCTTGGTAATGAGGATCGCATTGCCTTTTGGCTCGACGCGGGCATTGCCCACGCACCAGGCCATCATGGGCTGCCCGGCATGCACCAGCACACCTTCGGCAAGCTTGCGTTCGGTCGTTTTTATCGCACCGCCGAGGCGCCAGCCCTGGCTGACGCCCACCACGGCATCAGCGGGAATCTCCACCTCAATAAGTGCGTCGAGGATCTGCCCCACGCCGGAGGGGTCAATGCCAATCTTGTCGAGCAGCTCGGCGGTGTGGATCCGGCTGACGTACTCCGCCACCTCTTCCGTGTCCTGCCCGACACGCTTCACAATGGTCAGGTCACCGGCTTTCACAAAGTCGTTAAACCGTGATTCCTCGCTTTTACGGCGCCGGATTGCTATTTCATGTGCCCAGGCATGGCACCAGCAGAGCCATTCGCGCGTTTCAGCATCGCGCCCGACGGCACTGAACCCCAGCAGGTCATCCAGCCCGCCACCGTCAATGCCGACCGAGATCACCTCCGCGCGCTGCAGCAAATCGTTAAAACTCACCCGCCTCGCCTGCTGCTCCCAGAAATCGACGCCCGCCCAGCGGTCGCTGCGCAGGTTGAGACCGATTTCGATGTTGAGGTGTTTCGCCAGAAACTGCTGCAGCGTGCCATCAGTTTTCGCCTGGTTCTTTCTCAGGTTATCGGCAATCCACTCCGGACTGACGGAAAGGCCGATGTTCGGGTTGGTGATATAGAAGTTTTCAGGCTGAAGATAAGCCTTGGTCTGGATCATGCTGTCCGGGAATTCGTAGAGGATCCCCAGCGTTTTTGGATCGCTGATTTTTCCGTCGCGCACATCGCGCCAGTAATCGAGGCGCTCCTTAAACACGCCTGCCGGCGGGTCATCGCTCTGCGTGGTGAGGTAAATCACCCAGCCTTCATTGCGCGATACCTGGCCGCCCAGTGCCTCCATAAACATCGCCTCTGCGTTGGCGCGTTTGCCGAAAAGCCAGAGTTCGTCGACGAGGATCCGGCCTGACTTCTTCCCGGAGACCGTGTCGGTATCAGCGGCCACCACTTTCAGCGTGTTTCGAGTGACCCGGTGGGTGATGGTGCGGATATGATCCTGAATCTGGAACATATCTGTCAGTTCTTCATCCGCGCGGATCATGCCGGCGGCAGGTTTGAAGCTGTTGTCGGCCACCTCTTTTGTCGGTGCCAGAATGAGATGCTCCTCATCCTCACGCCAGCAGAGAATGAGCGCGGTCAGCATAATGCCGGCGGCAATCGTCGACTTGGTATTCTTTTTTGATATCAGCAGACCGTATTCACGTATCAGCTGGTTACCGGTCTCGGCGTCGTATCCGCCGAAGATGACTTTCACAAAGTCGAACACCCACGCCTCGGAGCACTCACCGAACGTGGGTTTTCCCGGGAGGTCTGAAACACGGAGTTCGCGGAATATGCTCAGCGCCTGTTCAGCCTGGTCAGCGAATATGGGCGGCGGAATAATGGACTCGCCGTCGATGAGGCGGTTTTCCCAGTCGGTGCAGGCCGTGGACCACTGCGCCATGGATTACCCCTCTTTGTTGTTCACCACCAGCTTTGGCGGTGCCATAGATCCGAACTTGCTCGCGCCCGCGGCCACTTTTGCCGCAGCGTTGCGCGCCTCTTTTTTGCCCGTCTCCCCTTTTTTGGGGTGAACATAAGGCAGCATGGCCTTTGCCGCATCCTTTCGGGTGTCAATGTCCTCAGTGAAGTCGTTCATCACTGCCATCAGAAACTTGAGCGGATCGTCATACTGACCAGCTGCCGGCGGCACTTCCGGCTGAGGGATTTTTTCCGGGGTGTTTACCGCTGGGGTATAAACATTTTTCCGGTACTCTGGCACCTCATCCACGGTGACGGTTTCTTGCTTTTTACGGGCAATAAAAGCGGTGACTTCCGGGTCTTTTGCAAGCTGCGACCCCTTTGACCTCGCGGATTTCTCCGAGTAGCCCGCCTTTACTGCCGCATCTTTCTGAGACATGCCGGACATCAGCGCCACCGCGAATTTTCGCTTTTGCGCTGTTAACATGTTTATACCCTCCAGAAGGGGATTTTTTCTCTGCGTGAGGGAGGGGGCGGTGTACAGGGTAATCGGCCTTTTTTTTGAGCCCTCCCCCCCCCGGTAATGAGAATTATTACCATTTCATATGAAATAGTTACAAATGCAACTAATTTCTCAATTAAATGATAATTATTTTCATTTAAATCAAAATATGACTGTTCTCTGTCCGTCAGCGCCTTCAGGCACGGCATGTTTCAGAGCTTTATCATCCGGACTGCCCGTGGCTGCTTCGCGCGCTGATTTTCCGGCGTGGCATTCCTTACAGAGCGTCCAGAGGTTGCGCTCAGAGTTGTCGCCGCCGAACTGTAGCGCGATGCGGTGGTCAAGCTCGCTGTCATGCAGATCAATGGCGCGTGCGCACATACAGCAATGCCCTCCGTCGCGTACCCACAGCCGTCGCTTAAGCCCCACGCGCACACTGCCACTGATGCGCCGCTGCTCACCGTAAACGGGTTTGATGCGTCGGGTGTCCATGACCTTAAGCCGGGGTTTCAGGGTCGTTAGTTTAGCCATGTAACCTCCATGCCCTTCGCCGCTCGTGGCGGGGCTGACAATCGGGATGCCTCTCAACAGGTTCACCATCAGCATGATCCACCAGTGAGCAGCAGGGATAGATAACCGGGCCGCCGCAGGCATCGCCCACGGCGAAGTCAGCAGGCTTACCCGCGTCCCAGCGTGTCAGCAGGTCAGGTAACAGAGCTGGCGGCACGCTGTAGCAGACAGCATGCATGAGACGCTGCATAGTGATGTGGTCGGCACGGATGCGATCAGCAGCAATGAGCTTTGTCGCTATCTCAAGCTGGTACTGCGGCGGGCGGCCGGTGCCAAGGTAGAAAGAACAGAGCTGGTCAGGAAAGCAGTCCAGCCAGTCAGCCACCTTTTCCTTAAACCCCGCAACCGGCAGCGCATCATCTTCCAGAACGACCACACGGCATGCCTGCTCACCAGCCCACACCAGCGCGCGGCGGTGATTCCAGTTGGCACCCCTGTCGTGCTCGTCAACCAGCAGGTGAGCGCCAAGAGAGTCAGCCAGCCTTTCGGCCTGCTCTCGCCGGGCATGATGCCCCACAACAACGAACCTGATTTCGCTCATGACTGACCTGTACGCTTACATTAAAAAAGGCCGCGCAGCGGCGGCCTCAGGAGAGGTGAGCATTCAGCCTGAGACGGCTTATCGTCTCTCTTCTCCCTGGCGGGTGGCGCTTAACGCAGAACGTCCAGCTGAATGCTCAGATACATTATTACTTACGGGTGCTATTTATGCTGCCACCAGGCGAACTCCTTACCGGTGCCGCCTGATTTGAAAACAGTATGAACCTGCGGGCCAGTCACGACGCGATCGCCAAAGCGTTTAGCCACAATGCCAAACGCCAGCATATCGCCGACCGCTGCTGGTGCTTTCTCTGTCTTCCAGAAGCGGTGACACTCCAGCAGGTAATAGAGCCGCACTATGCCATGCGCAACCGCCATTACGTCAGCGCGCAGCCCGCCAAGCAATCCGGCATTCAGCATAACATCAGCGCTATGCTCGTCGAGGAAGGCCTGATAGATGCGCTCCGGGTGGTGCTGGCGTGCCCACGCATCGGCATAGGTCTTTGGTTCAGAGCCGACATACACCTTGCCCGGCACCATATCTGCCCACGGCTCCCGGAGCATTTCAACATCGGTACCATCAGTGCACCAGACGAGATGATACTCAGGGTGATCGCGAAGGTGCTGCCAGATATGGAGCCAGCGCCGGAAGTAAACGTTCATCATTACGGCAGGAGCGCTACAAAGTTCGACATCTGCCGGTGCGTTAGCCAGCTCATCAGCCAGCACAACCCGTTTGCAACCGCGCAATGATGCAGCCCACTTCGCCAAAAGGTCAGGTGAGGCTGTCATTCTGGTACCGCGCTGCGGGTCAGGCTCACTGGTCAGCAGCGTGGTGATCACTACATTGCGTTGAGGGCGATACGGGGCGTAGCCGGTATAACCGCTGTCGCGGCGCTCGTTGTGAATACGCACATTCCGCTTCACCTGCTCTTCCCTGTCCGGACGTGGTACCGAACGCTCCACCAGCTCATGCTCATCGAGGGAGTGAATCAGCTTTTCAGAGCGGACCACATCAGCGAACGCCCACGACGTCAGCCCGGCATTGTGGATGCGCAGGGCGAGATCGCTGTGCTCATACATGCCGCGGCCGTAAATCGGGTCGAAGCCACCAACGCGCTCTATCGCGCTACGGTGGTAATAGAGCATCACGCCGCGCTGGCCGGTGTAAGCAATATGCTGATCGTCGCTATACAGCACCGCGATATCGTTTAGCTTTCTCGCGCCAGCCAGATCGAGAAACTGATAAGCCAGATGTGGCTCGGGTGACTCGATGTAAGGCAGCCACCAGCCATCAGCGATCGGCCACGCGTCATCGTCCCACAGGAAGAGATGCTCACACCCGGCATCCATCAGCGCAGTAAGGCTGGCGTTCTTCGATGCCACAATGCCCAGCGATTTATCGTGCCGAATCAGATTAACGCTGGCGGGCACCGCCGCTGGTGGCTGTGAGCCATCATCAACGACAACCACCAGCGCGCCGGCAGGCAAATACCGGAGCTGGTGCTCCAGCGCCTGACTGAGTACGCCTGCGCGATTATGCGTTGAAATGGCTATGCCGATACGGCTTGCGGCCGGAGTGCAGACAGGCGCGTACGGGACACCATCTATAGTGACCTGCATAAAGCTTCCTTTTAGATGCGGGCCTGTCGCATGGGACAGCCGCCCGAGAAAGCAGCTTTCCCCAGGCTCACGACTGAAAGACTTTCGATTGTTTAGCGCATGCGAGGCGCAATAAAAAAGCCACCAGCGGATGCCAGTGGCTTGATTGCATTCAAATTTACTGTTATGAGACGACCTTACTCTTTCAAAGCAAGGAATTGATCATCAACAAGTTTTTTACAACGCCCAACCACTTCTTCAATGTCTAAGGCTCTGCTAAATCTAAACTTATTGCGGAACGGATCCCATTTACCGAGTGGATTTTTGCGGGATATATCCGCATGGAAAAGAGCCTTATCATTCTGGTAAATCTCGAATTTGAAATCCCCTAAAACAGCATTTGAAATTGTTATGGTTTTGATCAGCGTGCTAAATGGCATGGAGACCTCAATAAAATTAATGAAGCTTTAAACATAGCAGTTCTGAGGCTAGTTCAAAAATCCAAGCGATTGAACCGAAGTGATTACGAGGTATTTCTCCTCAATACCGAGTGCTTTTGCCATGTCTGCCACATAGTCAGCAAGATCAACATCAATGATGTCAGGATCGTCAGTGCTCATGAAGCGTGAGCCCTTCTGCATCAGTTGCCAGTCGCGTGTGTATGCTTCCCAGACAATGAAGAAAGTCATTGTTGCTGCCTCCGTATTGATTTCTGAAATTATAGGAGGCTAAACAAAATACAGGCAGCGAAGGAGCAGTTAAATCTACTGATGCAGTAGGATTCTTCCTAATACTCACCGCTTACGCTTGTTGTTTGGGAATTGTGTGCAACATTTAAATCTCCTCACTGTGGCTCCTACCCACACTAGGGGAAGCTCAGAGATGAGCACGTCGTAGCAATGACAAGTATCTGTTCAAATCAAGCATGCATTATTGCAGCCCTCACCTGGAGGGCTTTTTTTTTACGCAAATAAGCCGTCAAACCGACACAAATCAAAAAAGTAAATAAGAAACCTGCTGATTTGACTTAGGTTATACATCTATTTATCCACTTTGCACTATGCTTCGCTTGTTATACGTAACGAGCGACCATTTGGTCTCCCTTCCGAAGTGTCGGATTTCATTTCGGAGGGGACATTTTTTCCAACACACCAGCAGCATGTTGCCTGCTCTCTTCAATCTGCCGGATGGCAGCGCGATCGATATTGCATTGCCCCACCAGCCCGTATAACTGCGCACTGAGCTGAACGCTGTCACCGAACGTCATTCCGTCCGGCGGCTCAGGTGCATCAATGCGGGAGGTCAGCTCTGCGGGCAGGCTGATTTGCGGCTGGCTTATTGTCCGGTACTCCACCCGCGGCTTTTGCTGCGGCGCGCAGCCGGTCAGCAGCATTATCAGGCACACGAGACTGTGCACACTTATCCGCTTCAAGGTATTGCTTAATTTCATTCTGTAGCTTCCGGTTTTGCTGTGCGGTTACAGCGCGCTGTTCAGTGACCTGGGACATCACTTGGTTCTGCTGCCTGACGGCGGTTACCAGTTCGCCCACGCTGGCGGCCAGGCCGTCATTTTTTGAACGCAGATCGTTAATCTGGTCATCTTTGCTGTTCGCCAGCTTCTCCAGCCGCTCATTAGTCGCAGTTAACTGGGCGTTACGGGCATTCAGTCCCCACAGCGCAATGCAAATAAGGCCGATAACGATAATGTGTGAATAGTTCTTTATGAAGTTGATCGGGTTCATGTCAGAAACACCTCTCTTTCACGCTGGCGGCGCGGCAGGAGAATATCCGGATCGTTACCGGAGCGTTTCCACATCAGGAAAGCATCGGCCGCGCCGTGATATTCATGGGCATTGAGCCGCTTAAGGACGGTGGAATCTTCAAAGGCAGTTTTGCCGATATTGAAGACCAGGCTGCAAAGCGCGTCATACTGATTTTGGGTAAGCGGCACCTTAACGCTGGCGTTAATAGCTTTCTCAACCCAGGCAATATCAGCCAGGAGCAACGCGGTTGATTTCTCTTTGCTGATTGTAAGCTCTGGAGTGATGGCCCGTCCATCCACCGGCCCGGTATGACCGACGCCGATCGTCAGAATGCCTTTGGTGTCGCGATACGCTTTCAGGCGCTCGCCTTCTTCACGCTTAATCAGGGCAAGCCCGTCAGGACTGATTTTCACTGTTA